AATCATCGAGGTTGTCGCATCGCGCGGCAAGCGGATTAGGGCTGAACCTGTCGCCATGCTGTACGAGCAAGGGCGTATGCGACATATGCCTGGTTTAGACGAGCTGGAAGCCGAGATGACCGGCTGGGACGCTACAGATGGCTCGCCATCACCGAATAGGGTCGATGCTGTGACCTGGGCGGTGACGCACCTGATGCTGGGCGTCAGTCGGAAGCTCGAACGAGGGTCATTGCTCGGGATTTGAGCACACGCTTGTCGGGCACGTTGATTGAGCGTATTTGCAAGGCATGGCAGCAGCTCTGACCGCTAAGATCGACGTTTCGACGCCCAGCGCCGACTACAATCGGATGGCGGATAGGTGGCGTACGGCGCGCGACTGCTCAGAAGGCAGCAACGCAATCAAGGCAGCTGGCACTCGCTATCTACCGCCTTTGGCGGGGCATAATCCGCGCGTCAGGAATGATCCGTACTGGTCCTACGTCGCACGGGCATTGTTTTATAACATCACGGCCCGCACCGTGGATTCTCTCGTGGGAATGGTGTTTCGTCGGCCACCTGTGATTGCCAATCCGCCGGGTTCCGACGATTTGATGGCCGACATAGACCTGATGGGGCGGCCGCTCGAAGATTTCAGCAAGGCGTTGCTACGCGAGGTCATGACCATGGGTCGTGCGGCCGTGTTGGTCGACCACACGCGGCCGCCTTCCGATTTGCGGCCCTATTTTCGTCTTTATCCAGCCGAAGACATCCTCGATGTGGTCGAGGACGTAATCGGCGGCGCCGTGGTGCCGATCCAGGTGCGGCTGCGCGAGTGTTTCGACGAGCCGGCGCTCGATAACGAGTTCGAGACCAACGAGATCAACCAGATCCGTGTGCTCGAGCTGGTCGGAGGCCGATATCGGCAGCGTGTATTCCGCGAAGGCACTGGCAAGCAAGGTCCTTGGGTTGAGTTCGAGACGATCGACCCAAGTATCGATGGTGCACCGATCGATTTCATTCCAATCTGGTTGTTCTCGACCGATCAAATGTCAAGACCAGGCGCAATTGAGCCCCCGCCCTTGATCGATCTCATGGAAGTTAATCTTGCGCATTATAGAACAGAAGCGGATTATTCGACTGCATTGCATGTGGCCGGAGTCCCCACTTTATTTGTAAGTGGCATGGAAAAACCTGATCCGCCGCTATTGGTTGGTTCATCGCAAGTCATGTTCATGCCGCCGCCGGAGGCTAAGGCCTACTATGTGTCGTATGGCGCCGAGGGCGCGGCTGCGATCCGCCAGAGGTTGACGGACCTGCAAGAGCAAGCTGCTTTTCTCGGGGCACGTATGTTAGCCCCCGAACGCAGGGGCATTGAAGCGGCGGAGACGGCCGCAATTCATCGCATGGGCGAGATTTCGATCCTCGCTTCGATCGCCAACAACATCAACTTCAAGCTCACCAACGGTTTGAAGTTTCTTTTGGAGTGGGCGCTGTTCCCGACGCCGACTGACGAGACTTACATCGCGTTGTGCACAGACTTCATCCCGACCCAGGCGCAGTCGGCGATGCTGACGGCGATGGTGGCTGCCTGGCAGGCCAACGCGCTGTCGCACAGTTCGCTGTGGGACTTCCTGCGCACGGGCGAGCTCGTGGATGCGACCAAGACCCTCGAAGACGAGCAGGTCCTGATCGACGAGGAAGTAAAAAAGAAGCAGGCGGCCGATCTGGAAAAGCTGAAGGCCCAGCAGGACCTGTTCGCGCAAGCCGCGCCGGCAGCGACGGGCGCGACGGGCGCCAACGGCCAACAGCCTCCGCCAAAGCCGGGTCAGCCGCCTCCGCCCAAGCCGGGTCAACCACCAGCAAAGGGGACGCAGTGATGGCGAGTGCGAAACAGTTGGCGGCGAGGAAGGCTTTCGCCGCGAAGCGAATGAAGAAGGGCAGCAAGAAGGGCAAGGGCGGCAAGGCTGCCAAAAGCAGCAAGCCGCCGTGGATGAAGTAGGATGGCCGAACAACAGACGACGGTGAATAAGGCGATCTGGGGCACGATCCTGGGTGGGATCTCGTGCGGTGCCGGGTTGCTCGTCGGTGCGATGGGGTTGGTTGATGTGAAAGATGTGATTATTGCGACCGGACAGCAACCTGAGCAGGTTGCTGCGTGGTGGCGGATTATTATTGCGATCGTGAGCGTGGTGGCGGCGGCGGGTGCCACGGGCGGAGTGGTCTGGAAGGTGCGCAATGTTCCGATCCCGTCGAAGGATGAGAAGGACGCGTGATGGCAGGCAAGATCAAGCGACGTGCACAGAATCGCATGTTGGGCAAAGGCATGGCGATGGGCGCCGAGGAGATGCGCAAGCGGATGGGCAGTCGGGAGGCGACCGCCGAACAGCCGCCGCGGCCTAAGCGCAAGCGCAAGAAGGGCAAGTAGGAGGCCTTGACGCCATGGCTAAGCGTATGACAAAAGCCCAGCGCAAGGTGAAGTCCGAGATGCATAAATGGAAGGCCGGTACCCTACATAGCGGTTCGAAGAAGGGCCCGCTGGTCAGATCGCGCAAACAAGCGATCGCGATCAGTTTGTCAGTGGCTGGCAAAAGCAGGAAGCGATAGATGGCCGATCCGCAAAATGTCGAGGTGATGCAGGACCCCAAGGGGCCGCCGCCGGCGAACGCCAACGGCGTCGAGGCGGAGCACCAGGGCGATGATGATGCGCCTGACCCTAAGCTGCTGAAGTCCGAGATTGACAAGCTCAAGAAGCAGCTCGGCACCGTTTTAAACGAGAAGAAGCGGGAGACCGAGGCCAAGCGCGCCTTGTCTGAGAAGCTTAAGGGTTGGGCTGATCTCGAAGAGGAGACGGGGCTCAACGTTGAGCAGGCGCGTGAGATGGCTAAGGCGCGTGATGCTGCGGATATGGCCAACGCCAAGGATAAGGGCGAGATTGACAAGCTTCTTGAGAACCAGGCGAAGAAGTTCCAGAAGGACATCGAGAAGCACGTTGCCGAGGCCAAGAATCTAACCGATCAGATTACGCTGAGGCAGGCCAAGATCGACGCGCTGACGATCGATCGCGAGCTGATGGACGAGCTGGCGAAGATCGTCGAGCCGGCTTTGCTGCGTGGTGCCTACGCGATCCACAGGCCCAAGGCGAAGGCGCTCGAGGATTCCGAGGCTCCGCATGGGGTTCGGGTGGTGATGGTAGTCGGCGATGATGAGATGAAGGTCGCGGATTACTTCAAGGCGTGGGCCGAGGCCGACCCAGAGGCGCAGGCCTACCTGATCGGGAACAAGAGCTCGGGTGGCGGCGCTCCGGCGGGCGGCAAGGCGGGTGGCATCCCGCGGATGAAGCGGTCGCAGATGACGGCCAAGCAGAAGGCCGACTTCATGACTGCCCACGGAATCGATCGATACAACCAGCTACCGCTTTGACGCCACGACGGTGCCCGGCACGCGGAGGCCGAAGCCTGCGCGCGTGGTCGACTGCTGCAGCTGCTCGACGTAGATCCTTTGGTCTGGCTGCCGGCGCCTCATCGCTTGTGCGGCCGGCAGCTGCGAGCCGTAGTTCGTGAGGGCGTTGATCATCGCGTCGCCGCCCGCGGGCGTGGCTGCGAGCGCCAGGCGGAAGGCGGCGAGCTCGTCGACGTCGTCCACCGTGCGCAGTTCGAAGCCGGACCACTGGTCGAGGTTGATTATGTCGAGCCAAGGTTCGTCGGCGGCAACCACGGCTTCGCCGGCGGCGAGTAGCCAGCGGCAGTCGTAGCTTCGGCAAGTCTCGGGTCTGCGGGCGTAGATTGTGCATTTCCCGTCGACCAGCTTGGTGCAGCTGCCGTCGGGGTTCCTCGGGATGTACCGACGGCCGTCGTCGCCCGCGACCGCCTCGGGGTATTGCTTTTCCTCGGCGCTGGTGAGCGGGACCAGCATCTTGGCATTTCGGCAGCAGGCGGTGCACGTCCCGCAGGGGACGTCTGCGTCTGCCCCGTCATGGATTGTCCGCCGTGTTCGGCGCAGCCAGCCGCTGAACGATCCAGCAGATTTGGGCATGCGGGTTTAGGTTAGTTACTGCGACACAAGCTTGACTGGTAGAACGACGCCTCGTTGGCGGTGCGAAGCATGTGCGTGGTTAGCAGACGTAGTTGTTCGTTCATGTCTGCGACCATTTCCATCGCTTCCTCGGGCTCTAGGGTGGCCACGATGGTCGCGATGCATCCGGTCAGGATGGAGCTTACGCATGAGCCGCATAAGCCGCGCTCGAACGCGTCGTCGAGCAGGTCGTGCACGTCGTCCGTGAGTGTCTGGAGGCGATCCTGACGACAACCGATTGTCTTGGGGACGTGTTTGATCATGGGTGAAAAGCTAGCACATATTTGACATGCTCACAAAGCGGGATTATGTGAAGAATTGAAGCTCGACCTGAACCGCGGGTCTCGCGCAGTAGGGCGCCGGCAGTGCTGGCGGATCGAAGCGACGCTGAAACGCGCAATGCGGATTAGGCGACCGGTTGTGCCGGTGCGATCCCTGAAGCTTCATGGGCTGCGCTCCCGAACATCGAAACAGTGCTGTCTCCATGGCCTGACGGCCATTGACAGTCGATGCAGCGGGAGTTACAGTAATGGCGTCGGGCGTTCACTCCAACTTCGTGCTCTACGATACGTTTGCCCAGACGGGTTACAACGAATTGCTTGTGCAGATGACTGATCTGTTCAATGCGGCCAGTCAAGGCGCGATCGTGATGAGTACAAACCTCACTGAGGGGAATTACTCGCGCGAGGCTTACTTCGAGGCGGTGGCTGGATTGGCGTCTCGCCGTGATCTGACTGCCGAGCCTAAGACTGCGATCACGCAACTGGCACTTACTGAAGACGAGCAGGTGCTAGTTAAATTGTTCAGAAAAATCGGCCCAATCACTAACACTCGTGGCATGTTCCGCACGATTGCGCGTGATCCTGGCGAGTTTGCGGTTTTGATTGGTCAACAGGCGGCGAAGGCCACCATGATTGACCAGCTCAATGCGGGACTGCGTGCTTGTGTTGCTGCTCTGAGTGGCGTGGCGACAAACCTTCACAACGTGACTGCGGCGTCTCCGACCGATACTATCAGCACCGACAATTTGATTCAGACTCTGGGGAAGTTCGGCGACGCATCGAATGAAATTGTGGCCTGGGTCGGCCACAGCGCGGCGTATTACAAGCTGGTTCGTGAGCAGGCGAGTACCTACAGCTTCGACGCGGTGGCGGGCATCAACATCGCGACCGGGCAGCCGGTCACGCTGGGCCGTCCGTTCATCATGACCGACAGTTCGGCCCTGTACAGTGCTACCAGTCCTACCGATCCGCATCGTGTGCTCGGTCTGACGCGCGGGGCGATTAGGATTGAAAACTCAGAGCTGGAGGATCTTGTCGTACAAGATGTTACTGGAGGCGCTCAGCTCGGGGTCACGGTTCAAGGAGAATTTTCCTACAATGTAGGAATTAAGGGCTTCAGGTGGGATATTGGCAATGGCCAGTCGAACCCCACCGATGCGGCGTTGGCGACGTCGAGCAATTGGGACCAGGCGTACACCAACGTTAAGTCCCTTGCCGGCGTGATGATGGTTGCCGATCCTGTTTAACGCTTGACGTGACAAGGCGCAGGGGTACGTTGGAGTGCCCCTTCGCGTCGTGTCACGGGGCCATAGGCACCCAGTAAACGCCAGCGTCGGCGCGGAGGGGCGCTCGGGGAACCTACCGGTTTTGTGTCACGTTTGTGCTTATGCGTTCAACTTAACCAAGTAGGAGTAACGCAAAATGGCTGGTCAGGGCGACGCTCACAAGCAGATGACACAGGGTGTTAGGGACATTGGCGCGCAGATCGACGCGGTTGAGGCGCAGATCGTGTCGGCGCATGCGGCTGGCACGGATGCCTCCGCGCTTGAGGCGCAGCTGACGCAGCTTGAGACGCAGATGAAGACCGCGCAAGCCGACAAAAAGGCTCAGTTTGCTGCGTATAAGGACCAGCAGAAGGCGGCTCGCGCGGCTGCAAAGCCAGGAAAGTCCGGCGAAGCCCCCGGTAGGAAGTAAGCAAGTAGGAGTAGCGCGATATGGCCGGCCAGGGTGACGCCCCCGAGACAATGACGGAGCAGATTCGAGCCATCGAGGGACGAATCGACGTGGTGAAGGTCCAGATCGACACCGCGATTGCGTCGGGTGCCAACACTGCCGAGCTTAAGACCCAGCTTGGCATCCTAGAGGCGCAGTTGCAGGCGGTTAAGGCGGACCAGGCCGCGCAGACGGCGACCCGCCCTGCCTCGAAGAATCCTAGCTAGAAGTAACTCAACCAAAGGAGCGATCCAAATGCCTTACCCAGACAAAGACGCCCCCAAGGCAGACGCCCCCAAGGCAGACGCCCCCAAGGCGGCGGCACCTGTTGCACCGCGCGCTGCGACGACGCCCGAGGAAAAGGAAGCGGTCAAGGCCTGGTCCGACCAGGTGAAAGATGCCAAGGCCGCGGTGTCTAAGGCGCCTGATGGCGATCTGAAGGACGAGGCTCAGCGTGGGGTTGATCAGGCTGAAGCGCTGTTTGCGGACGGTCACGACGATCGCGCTCAGACGGCACTGAAGCAGGCTCAGGCGTTGCTCAAGAGCGCCTAGACATGACGCTCGTGCATGTGTTCCTGCCCACGGGCAGCAAGACCGAAGCTGCGCTCGCCTCCGCGGCGCTCCGTCCCAAGGGGTTCAAGCTGATCATGGCGTCGGCCCGGGGACATACGCCCGGGCAGACGATCAGCGGGGATGCCATCATCGTCGGGAAGGCGCCGCGGAGCCTTGAGCAGGATATCCAGGGGCGGATCTGGGTCGTTGACGACCTGGCGAGCTTGGTGCACTTGGATGCTGGTCCGGGTCAGGTTGCACCTATGGCGGCGGCGCCTCCGGTCTCGCGACGCGAGGTGGAAGAGGCGCCTGCTCAAGCCAACGTCGGTTTGACCATGGAGCAGGCGCTTGCGGGCTCGCCGGTGCGCCGTGACGTCGAGGCAGCACCCGAGGTCGGCGTTGCGGCAGCGCAGGACCCGCTTGATACGATGAAGCGGGTGGAATTGATCCAGCACGCTGGGAAGACGTACCCTGGCCAGGGTCACTGGGCGGCCATGACCAACGATCAGATCAGAGCCAAGATCAGGGAGCTGGGCGATTGATCTCCGGCAAGCGTTTCGGCGGACGACGGCGGCCAAGGCGACCGTCGATCCGCTGATCGACACGATCGCCGATTTCGGGTCGGTGGTTGGCGATAGCGTTGGCAAAAATTACAACCTGCTCAACAGTCGGGTTGAGAAATTTCTAAAAGCGTACATGACCGAGCGCGTCGACATGATCAACGCGACGACGCGTGCTGCCGTCCAGAAAGCGTTAGAGAGCGACGATCCGCAAGCGGCGGTGCGGCACGTGTTCGAGGTCGCGCGCGACAGCCGCGCGAAGATAATCGCGCTAACCGAGGTGACTCGCAGCTCCAACTTCGGCGCGATCGACGCTGGAAAGTGGGTTGGCGCTTTGGAATTCAAGCGTTGGATTACGCAGGAAGATCTTCAGGTTCGGGACGCACATGAGCATATGCAAAATCAGGTTGTCCCATGGAACGACCCGTTTGAGGCACCGAACGGCTCGCATGCACAATGGCCTGGCGGGTTCAGCGAGCCGGAATTGAGTATAGGGTGTTTTCCAGGTGATGTGCCCGTGTCGTTCAGCGGTCTACAGAAAGTTTATCGGCGTAGGTATGAGGGCGACCTTGCCGTTCTCACGCTGAATGATGGCAGGCAATTTCCTGTGACGCCCAATCACCCACTCCTCACCAAACAGGGATGGCGTCCCGCGGGTTCGCTTGAACAAGGCGATCACCTGATTAGCAGTCGTTTTGTCGATCACGTCATCGGAGCCAGATCGCAACCAAACCCATATCAGCGTCCAATGATGATCGAGCAGGTATTCGGCTTTGGCGCGAAGGATATGCCGCCGTGGCGGGCACTGGGTGAGCCGGCTGACTTCCACGGCGACGGGCGGTATGGCGATGTCGATATTGAACTTATCGACAGCAAGCTGATGGATCGGTTGAAGGCCAGCTTTTTTCAGGAGTTCGATCAACGGAGGCTCATCAATCCCGATGATTCTGGTTTGGGCTTCCGCGCGCTTAATGAGTTCGTAATGCGGACGTTTCACGCCACGCATGGCGCTATGGGCCGCTTTGCTGAGACGTTGGCGTTCCTCGTCGGTGGATCTAGCCATGCGATGGAACATGCCTTCGCTTCGATCGCGAGGTTTGATGCCAGCCTCCAGCAAGCGGCGTCTAACCGCGTTACGATCGATGCCGAGTTTGCCAGCGATCTGTTTTTCGGAAAACTCAGCGTAAAGCGCGGCCACCTGCTCGGGAGCAACATCCCGCCTTCGGTTCCCAGGACGATCTATGCCGAGCGCCGCGAAGCGTCGATAAAGGGTCGTCCACCCGATGCCGAGGCGCTGGCAGATCTCCTTGGGAGCGACAGATTCCGCAACCAGATCGCGGATCAATGCGTCAATGTAGTCGGGAAGACGGTTGTGCGCTGGTCCGGCCATGTGTTTAACCTCGAAACCGCCAGCGGACACTATAGCGCAATGGGGGCAGCTTGTCAAAACTGTCGTTGCGCGGCGATTCCGGCGCGAGCGGCGCAACAACGTGAATTGGGTGATTATGCCGATGCCGTAGCTCTCTACGACGACGTTCGCGCACCCGCGGTGACGAAGCTGGAGGCGGCATGGCGGCAGGTTTTCGATGAGCAGGAGGCTGCGATCCTGGCGGAACTTGGATGAAGAAGTACGCTCAGCATGTTCCCGACGATACCGGTTGGACGGAATGGATTCATCCGATCAGGGGCGACGAGGAGCCGGCAACGGGTTTCTACCGACTATGTTGCTGTCAGTGCGGTCTCGTGCACGACCTTGATTTCCGGGAGCATCCTGCCGGGTTCTTGTTCAGGGCGCGGCGTAATAGCCGAGCGACAGGACAAGTCCGTCGGCACATGCGCAAGTTGGATAATGCTTGACATTTAGGTTGTACGTGCGCTTTGGTGCAGATGCTTAAGGTGTTCAAGGATCTACCATCATGGCTACAACGGAAGAAGCGCGCGAACGCGAACTTTGGGCGCTTGAATTGCGTCGTAAGGGCTTGACGTTGAAGCGGATCGGTGAGGCGTTCGGCGGTCTAACACGCGAACGGGCTCGCCAGTTGATCCTCGGCGCCGAGCGCGAATTGCAGCGCCAGGAAATGTTGGCGACTGCTGGTGAGAACGATATCGCGAAGTTGGATCTTCAGAAGGCTCGCTCGCGGAATTGCCTAGTCAATACACTGGGATGCGAGACGATTGATGACGTGTGCAGATTTACGGCGGACGAGCTGTTGGAGTGCGACAATTTTGGGGAGATAAGCTTGGCTGACATCGAGCAGGCGTTGGCTAAGGTGGGGAGGAGCTTGGCAGGATGAACCACCTCGCGGTGATCAGTACGGATGCCCTGAAGGCGATGTTGGCTGAGCGGCAGGCACGATTGGCGGCGGTGCAAGCTGAGATCGACGCGCTGCTGCGTGAGCTTGAGACGAGGCAGGCCCGTCGGCTGCAAGTGGTGCGGTGATGGTGTTCGAGGCGGGATGGCCCGTAGAGCACGACGCGGTTCGGCGCATTCGGGAGCTGCTAACCGACGAGCATAAGCCGGCCAGTTGTCGGGAGACGGCGAAGCGTCTGGGGATGGCGAAGCCGCTGGTCGACGCGGTGTTCGAATCTGTGCTGTTTGATGGACCGCCGCCGGTGCCGTGCCGGTTCTGCGGTGGCGCCGGACACGATGACAAGCCGCCAGGGGATGCGTGCACGAAGTGCCGCGGGAGGGGGATGTAACGTTGGCCGTGTTCCTTGGGTTCATGAAAGACCCGGAGCGCGCTGCCTTACTGCCGAGCGGGATCGACGTCTCGGAGGTTGGCGGCGTCTGGCTGCGGACGCGGAAGTACGGTTCGTGGCCGCCTCAAGCGCACATCGGGGTTAAGGCATGGGCAATGGCCAACGCTCTGTCTTCCGCGTCGCCACAGATTTGCTGGGACGATGCTGTCGTGCTGTACTGCCGCAAGCTCGCGGACGAGTACAGACGGTGGGGCGAGCTTCGACGGAAGCGACGCGAGATCGAGGACGATTACCAGCGTTGGCTGCAGCGAAAACAGGGGGGCGGATGACGACGCCATTTCGGATTTTTTCGGGTTGGGATCGAAGGCAGGCTGAGGCGGCCGAAGTGTTTGCCTTTAGCGTTCGCGAGCGCGCCAGTATCCCGGTTGAGATCCGGTTTCTGTCGGCTGATCCAGAGGTTCCGGACGGCCCGGTCTGCAAGCGGCGGGGCGTGACTGCGTTTAGCTACAGCCGCTTCTACGCGCCCTATTTGTGCGGATACGAGGGCGTCTGTGTGGTTTTGGATGGCTGTGATCAGCTCTGTCTCGGCGACGTGGACGATCTGAGGGCGTTCGCTGCGTACGACATGAACGGCTCTGCGATCAAGGTCGTGAAGCACACGCGCGGCAGCGAGGCGCGACCGCGGTCGTGGACGTCGCTGATGCTGATCGATTGTTCTCGTTTAACGTTCTGGACCCCCAAGCTCATTGAAGCAGTGCCAGATGATCGGCTAATGCGACTAAGGGATCTAGATGACAGCCAGATAGGTGAATTGCCGTCAGAATGGAATTGGCTTGTAACTCCGCCTAATGCCGAACCGCCATCCGAGGCAGCTATATGTCATTGGAGCTATTTGAGTCAGCCTGAGGGAGGCTCATGGATACAGAGGTCTGGCTCTAAAATTTGGGAGGCGGAACGTCAACGATGGCTTGCCTCTCAGCAGGGGGGGCGCTAATGTTGATGACGCCGGCGTGCTTGGGGCACCCGGCGTCATGGCCACCGATGGAGACGCCGTCGATGACGATCGAACAGCTAAGCCTTCCGCTCGAATCCGTCAAGCCTGAGGAATGGCGCCCGATTCCCGGTTATGAAGAATGGTATGAAGTCAGCGATCTTGGTCGTATCCGTTCCTGGAAAGTGTCAGGGCATGATAAGAAAAGACGGCATCCAGTTTTAATAATGGGATCATTTGTTAGTACTGGATATAAATACGTTCAGCTTCATAAAGATAGAAAATTTAAGAAAATAGCGATTCATGCATTAGTTCTGCTAGCGTTTGTCGGCCCGCGCCCTGAGGGCCATGATGCCGCACATGCAGATGGCACCAGAGATAACAATGAGCTTAGTAATTTAAGATGGGCTAGCCGGGCTGAAAATATGGATGACGCTAAGAAGCATGGAACTATCCCCAGAGGCGTGCAAAAATATAATTCCGTATTATCAATGCAGGATGTTGAAGATATTAAGAGGCAGTACCGTGGCGGCGTAAAACAGCGTGTTATTGCCGCAAAATACGGAATTGATCAGTCTATTGTATCACGTATTTGTTCTGGCAAGGCCTATCGACTTAGCCCATAGATGATGCGCGTTATGAATATCCCAGAATTGCCCTATTGGCAGGTACCTCGCTGTTGGCCAGGTGAATGCGTTGCAATTCTCGGTGGAGGCTTTTCTTTAACGCAAACGCAAGTTGATTACTGTAGAGATCGTTGCCGCGTAATTTCCATAAATAGAGCGTTTAAATTAGCGCCTTGGAGCGACTGGCTGTACGGTTGCGACAGTGATCGTTTTTGGTGCTGGCATCCCGAGGCGCTGGAGTTCGAGGGCACGAAGATCGTGGTTCGGAAGGTGCGTTATTACGGGCCAGCCTATTGGCGGCAGCTGCAGAAGCTGGCCGACGCGGGGGTCAAGATCCTGAAGCACAGCGGGCACGATCTGCCGGCGTTGCCCAAGCACGAGGGCGTTTCGAACGATCCGGGCGTGGTTCGGGGTGATAATTCAACATTTCAATGCCTGAGTATCATCCATCACACGGGTGTGTCGACGGTGCTGCTGCTGGGGTTCGACCAGCGTGGGCGGCATTGGCACGAAGGCTACACGAATATAGGGGTGCCCGATTATTCTGGCATGATCCCGCGGCTGGAGTCGCTCGCGAAGCCGCTTGAGCAAGCGGGCGTGACGGTGTTGAATTGCAGCCCTGGTTCGGCCGTCCCCTACTGGCCGCGAGCCACGCTTGAGGAGGTGTTGTGATGGATGAAATTGAAATGCGGCGGGCTTTGGCGGAATTGGCGGAATACGAGAGTAAGCGCGCTCGATTGATCGAGCGGCTGGATGATGACGAGGTATTCAATCGATGCCTCAAGGCTGCGCGCGAGGCGCTGGCGCGCGGTGAGGATTTTGCACAAACCATGATCGACACGGCGCTCGGAGAAGACTGATGGCTCTTGTGGTCGAAGACGGCACCGGGCTCGTGTTGGCTAATTCTTACGCCGCCATCGAGGACGTGAACAGCTGGATGATCGGGCGCGAGGATGACGCGACGTGGCTCGATGCGAGCGTGGATCGACAGGAGGCGGCGCTGCTCGAAGCGACCACCTACCTCGACGGCACGTTCATGTGGAAAGGCGCCATCAAGGTCGCGACCCAGGCGCTGGCTTGGCCGCGCGTGGACGCCTACGACAACGAAGGTCGCTACATTGACCCGAACAGTCTGCCGCGGGCGCTGGTGTATGCGTGCTGCTTCCTGGCGGGCAAGGCGGTCTCCAGCAGCCTGCAGCCGGAGCGGGAGATCGGCGTGCCGAGCGTTCGGAGCAAGAGCGTCGGCACTCTGAGCATCACCTACAGCGACGCGGGTCAGACCACGAAGCGGGAGTGGCCCGAGGTGCGGACGATGTTGACCGGACTGACCATTGGCGGAGGCCCGGGCGATATGGCGGGCACAATGGTGCGCTGGTCGTGATCATCGCCTTAATGCCCATCCGCAACGCGGGGTGGGTCGTAAATTACAGCCTGAGAGCCGCCCTTCAGTGGGCAGATGCCGTCTGCGTGCTCGTGCACGCGTCGCAGGACGACACGGCCTCGATCGTTGATCGGATCCGCGTCGAGACCAAGCGCGTCAACGTCATCATCGAGCCCAACCCGGCGTGGAACGAGGCGTTCTTTCGGCAGAGATTGCTGGACGCGGCGCGCCGCATGGGCGGCACCCACATGGCGACGGTGGATGCCGACGAGATCATGGCGGCGCCGCTTGTATTCAAAGTTCGGGGCATGATTTTGCGCCTGGCGCCCGAGCAGCTGCTGGAGCTCCCGTGGATCGATCTTTGGCGCGGTTTGGATCGATATCGGGCGGACAAGTGCAGCACCGCCCCGTTCGCGTTCGGCGACGCGCCGCATTTCAGGTGGCGCGCGGCCATGGATGGCTACCAGCTGCACATGCGCAATCCGTGGCCCTCGACGTGGAAAAGCAGGCAGGTTGATCCCCGCAATGGCGGCATGTTGCATTTGCAAAGAGCTGTTTGGCGGCGTGCGGAAGCACGGCAGACGCTCTACAAGATGAACGAGGTGCTGAATTGGCCGGATCGGCGCAAGGGCGGGATCGCAGCCATCGAGGCGCGGCACGAGCGTTCGATCGACGAACAAGGCGCGACTATGGAGGCGGTGCCTAAGGAGTGGTGGGACCACGGCCTCGACCGCGGCATGATCGACCTAAAAGCGGAGCCCTGGGAGGTCGGCGAGGCGAAGCGATTGCTGGCCGAGCACGGTCGCGAGTGCTTCGAGGGGATCAGCCTGCGCGGGATTGATTAGAGCGAAGAATGGTCGTCTTTGAGAACAGCCGCATTAAGATATTGGCACGCGCGGGGCCCATCGTGGCACGTTTGCCGGCTGACAAGCCAGTGATGGTCGAAGTCGGCGTCTATCGTGGTCAAATGGCAGAGCATCTGCTTGATCGACGGACTGATCTTCGTTGGATAGGTGTCGATAACTGGATAGGAGTCGAAAAACAACCGAAGGCATATATTGACACAGGTGACGCGCATGCGACCATGACCCAGCTTGAGCAGGACGAGTGTTATCAGGTGGCCAGGTACAAGTTGGCAAGGTTTGGCGATCGGGCAACGATCATTCGTGATACGTCGAGAAATGCTGCTTCTAGGTTCAGGGGCGCTCCATTAAGCGGGTATGAGCGTCTTGAGCAAGCCATTGAAGTAATGTTCTATGTCGTTCATCGACGAGCACAGCGCCCTGCGCCTCGCAACCAGAAACATGTGTCTTCTGGATCGGATATAGATTTGTGTTTTTTGGATGCCAGACATGACGAAGAAGGGGTGTTCGCCGATTGCCTGGCTTGGTGGCCGGTCATCAAACCTGGAGGCTATTTGGGCGGGCATGATTTTTCGCCGTGCGGCACGCCACCTAAGTTCGGGGTTAATGTAGCTGTGGAAAGATTCTCGGCTAAAATCGACGTGCCGTACGAACTCGACGACGGGACGGATTGGTTCATCAGGAAGCCGAATGGGTACCGCTGAAACTAGCAGGGAGAAGATGCTGGCGCGGGCGCGGCCAATCGTGGCGCGGTTGCCGGCGGGCAAGCCCACCCTCGTGGAAGTCGGCGTTTTCAAGGGGCAGATGGCCGAGTATCTCTTGGGGCGGCGCCCTGAGCTGCGTTGGTGGGGCGTAGATTCGTGGGCAGGGTTTCGCGACCAGCCCAAGGCGTACATCGAGTCTGGCGACGTTCACGCGGTGATGACCCAGCCCGATCAGGACGAATGCTACCGGGTGACCAAGGACAAGCTGGCGCGGTTCGGCGATCGGGCGACGATCATCCGCGACAACTCGGTGCACGCAGCCATGGCGTTCGGCGAGGGCAGCATGGACTGCGTATTCCTCGATGCCGATCATTCGCGTGAAGGCGTGGAGGCTGACATCAAGGCGTGGTGGCCGGTTGTGAAGCCAGGCTTCTGGATCGGAGGGCACGACTACCTGCAATCCGACAAGCGGTTTAACTTCGGAGTCAGCCTGGCCGTGGATCAATGGGTAGCTGAGACGGGATACCAGCTCGAGCTGGATGAAGGCATGTGCTGGTTCGTGCGCAAGCTATGAAGGTATACCACGCCATTGCGTCCGCGCGCCCTGTGGAGCAAGCCAGGGAGTGTTTTTCGGCGTGGCGGGACATGGGCTACGGGGTCGCGTCGATCAGGGATCGTCCCGATCTCGACTTGGATTTCCTGCTCACGTTGTCGGAGTGGCAGGGGGTGTGGACGGCGACCAACATATTGGCCGCGCACGTCCTCGAGCAGGATCCCGAATGCCAGGTCATCGTGGCCGCTGGCGACGATGTGTGGCCAGATCACAACAAGCGCGCCGACGAGATCGCCGACGAGTTCGTCGAGCATTTCCATGGCACGCTCGGCGTCATGCAGCCCGTGGCGGCGGTGATAAGAGGGCATAAGCGCCTCTGCTGGAGTCCGTGGCTGGGCCGCGAGTGGTGCCAGCGCGCCTTTCTCGGTTTGGGGCCGACGGAACGGCGGTTCTTTCATTATTTCGGTGATTCCTATTTGTATTTGGTGGCCGAGAGGCTTGGGTTGTTGTGGGAATGTCGCCATCTTGCGCATGATCACAGGAATTGGAAGGTATTGAAAACCGCCAGGCCGCCGCATTTGTTGCAAGCGGCGAATAGGTGGGGCAGAGACAGACAATTGTTTGATTGGTTGGTGGCGGCGGGATTCCCAGGCTCAGGGCTAGCGTCATTATCGGCGCGAGGATGACTCATGGTGATAGGCGTTGAACACTTGCAAGATCTCCAACGCTGGGCGTCTGCCTATCACAATCCGATGTTGATGCTAGGCGCTCAAAAATTGGTGTTTCAAGGATATGATCGGGATGAATGTCCGCGGTGGTTCGCTGACACCTTTGGTATAAATGATTACACGACCCTTGATTTGGATGGCGGCGATCTGCAACTTGATTTGAACCAGGATCTCCGTGAATTGTCGGAGAAATATGCGACCGTGGTGAATTACGGCACCGTGGAGCATTGCTGGAACATTCATGTGGCGTTCTGCAATGTCCTGCGGGCGGTAAAGGTGGGCGGTGATTTCCTGAGCCACGGGCCGGCGGGCGGATGGCTCGACGTCAATGGTCGCATGGACCACGGGGTGCACGTCACCTTGCCCAACGCGTTGATGGCGTTCGTCGAGAAAAACGGGTTCGAGGTTCAGGATCAGTGGTTCACGCAATTCCGAGCCCGAGGGCAGATCTTCTGGTTGCGCGCGCGGAAGGTGGCACACATTGATCGGTTGGTTGATTTCAAGCTGCCGCTGCAGGCCTATGTGGCGGGCAGGAGGCCAGAGGCGCTGTGATGGGCTACAGCCAATATGACGAAGACGACTTGTATCTGCCGCTGTTGCCCGAGCACGGTCGGCTGTTGGACGTGGGCGCCGGGCCGGTCAAGCAGTTCAGCAACAGCCGAGCGTTGATCGAGAGGGGGTGGGAGGCGGTGCTGGTCGAAGGCAGCCCGCACTACCTCCTCCAGCTGTTCGAGGAATATCGGGATCATGAGCGAGTGCAGTTGGTGCACGCGATTGTGCACGGCGGCAGCCAGCTCGGCTTCGCCGTGTTCCACTACAACGACGAGATGGTGTCGACGATCAGCGAGCAGAACTTCGAGGCATGGCGTGATAAAGCGACGTTTCTCGGTAAATACTTGACGCCGGTGGTGCCGCTGCAGTACGTCGTGGATCAATTCAAGCCAGGGTTTGATTTCGTTTCGATCGACGTGGAAGGTCGGTCTGCCGACATGATCACAACGGCGGTGGCTACCGATCCCAAGGTTATTTGCATCGAGCATGATGGTCGGCAGGATTGGATCATGGAACAAGCGCCCGGCTATCGGCGGATTTTCCGCAACGGCGTGAACCTGGTGCTCGTGCGATGAGTCTAGACTGCCTTGCCGCTGGAACTCATTTAGTGCCTTTGGCGGCGGCGCTGGTGGCGACCACTGGCCCTGTGCTGGAGCTAGGTTGCGGTGATTGGAGTACTCCATTCTTAACCAGGTATTGCAAGGCGGCAGGTCGGGAGCTGCTGAGCCTGGAGAACTATCCGAAGTGGGCGGCTGAGTTCGGCGTGCCGTGCGTTGACTATGACGTCGCGATCCCGGCGGCGGCTCGGCGGGAGTGGTCCGTGGTCCTGATCGATCATCGGCCGAGCGAGCGCCGCATCCCGGACGCGATTCGGTTTGTGGGCAAGACGGAATACCTGCTGTTGCATGATTATGCTCATGAGATCGATGGTCGTCCCGGCTTGGACGTGATTACCAGTGCGGGTTTGGTGATGATCGACCACGACACGCTGGTGTTGCGGCGATGACGAGCAGGGCCGTCGTGAGTGTGGCGTTCGGCGACAGGTATGTTCGTGTTCTGCAGCGCTTGGTGCAGTCCCTGGACGCCGTTAAGTTCAGCGGCAAGCGAGTGACGTGGAAAGAGGATCTGCCGCCAGGATCGCAGCCTCACTTGCATCAGCCTTACGCCTTCAAGATTCACGCACTGGCGCACGCGAGCAAAACAGCGTCATCGTTGCTCTGGCTGGATTCGAGTTGCGTTGCGCGGCGGTCGTTGGATGGCGTGTTCGATCTGATTGAGCAACGCGGCGTGCTGTTGTTCGCCAATCCGCCGCACAACGTCGGCGAGTGGTGCTCGGATCGGGCGTTGCCGCTGCTCGGGTTCGCCGATCGCGAGGAGGCCATGCTCGTTCCGATGTGCTGGGGTGGCATCGTCGGCGTCGACATGACCAATCCCACGGCGCAATGGTTCCTGTGGCAATGGCGGGCGTACGCGGACGCCGGCGCGTTCGCGGGCCCTAAGAGCGAGCGTTGGGGCAAAGCGTCCGATGACGCGCGGGTCAAAGGGCATCGACACGATCAGACGGCGGCGGCGGTGATTGCTCGGCGCATGGAGATCCAGCTCGAACCGATGGGCGATCTGCTGGCA